TGCCCAAAATTACCCCACCAAGGCCAGTATCGCGGTGGCGGACAAGGCATGGAATGAGGAATACCTCGCTTGGGAAGCGGCGGGTTGCCCCGGGGGGGCTGACGCATGGCCGCGCCCGCCCGCTGGCCTGACCAGCGCAATCGCATCCCGGCTGATCCCGCGCCCCAATCGGAGCTACCGCAAATGGCGCTAGACCCGGCTGACGTGGCGCGGCGCCATGTGTGGGAGGATTTGGAGGCCTGGGCCATGGGCAAGGCTGAAACCGCCCTAGAGGCCGTTCCTAGGGCCTTTGCGCCGGAAGATAAGCAATACTTGACAACACGGGCCGAGACCTTGCAGAAAATCGCAGCAGGTGCCCGGACTAAGCTGGAGACCAAGCGATGAACCCTCCGCGCGCGGCCAAACGGGGCAGGGGACGCCCTGAAAAGCAAATAGAGCCCGATTTTGGGCCGATACAAGGCCTTCTGGCGGGTCGGGTGCTACTCGGCTACCGGACAGACCCGGAAAGGCCCTCAGCGCCCGCGATACGGGCCGCAAGCAGGAAGGTGATTTATCACCAGCTTTGGATGATCGGCTTCCTGAGTGACGAGCAACACGAGGCGGCGGACCGATACCTTCACCGGCTGGAGGTGGCGGACGGGGCTAAGGTGGGAATCCATGGCAGCGGCGGAGCGGGATATGGCCCTACCATGGCCCAAATCGCAGCGGTAACTGATTTAAGCGTTGCTGATCATGCGATTGGGCCGGCGCTTGTGCATGACGTGCGGCAGGTGATCGGCTGGAACCTGTGGCCGGGGCGCTTGGCGCCCGAGGCGTTCCGGGATGCGCTTGGCAGAATGGCGGCGGTTTGGGGGATGTAAAAAAATCGCGCGGCCTGCATTTTTTCGCTTGACCCATGCGCGCGATATGCGTATAAGGATTGCACCGAGGCAATGACGCCCGGTTTCGAGGAGTTAGCCCGATGTATATGCAGCCCGTCTCCAATTCATCCGATGCTCTTTTTGCCGCTGTAATGGCGGACCCGTCGCTTGTGGCGCGCGTCATTGCGGCGACCAAGGCGGCAAAAAAGCCGAAAGTCGTTTTTTTAGGCAATACGCCAAAGCAACGCGCGGCATTTGGCCGGCTTTCGCCTGAGCGCCAAGCGTATCTTGCAGCGTGGGAATTGTGGCGCAATGAGTGGCGTCAGTGGCGCTATTTCGGCGCTGCCAATCCTGGCCCGGAACCGGTTGATATGGTTTCTCAGGAAGCTCTCGCTGTGGCGGGCAGGCTCGCCGAATTGGACCGCATGACCCAAGAAGCCGAGGCGCGGTTGATGGAGCGCTGGGGTGGCGACATGATCGCCCGCGATGAAGCCAATGCAAGCGCCCCGACTAAGCATTGGGGCGAAAGCGAAGCGGCGCACATGGCTCGGGTTCGTGAGCACTTGGACAATGCTGCTGCCGCCGCGCGGGCCAAGGCCAATCAAGCCACAATGAGTTTAACGGCATGAAAGGGAAACAATGACCCCCACCCGCTTTCGTGAATGCCTGGCCGCGCTGCATTGGACGCAGCGCGGCTTGGCGCGCATCCTGGGCCGCCCCGAGGGCACCGTCCGCCAATGGGCGCGCGGTGCGGTGCGAATACCGGAGGATGTGGCGGCTTGGCTGGAGCAAAACGCCCGCTTCATGCAATCGGCGCCCGTGCCGCGCCGTGACTGAATGCCCCTTGGATACTTCCAACGCTGGCGCCCGGCTGGCGGATCGACCTGACCAGCGCGACCCCGAAAGGGCGAGCGTCAACACGGCCCAAGGGGTTCTCATGACTCCGTGATGGTCGGGACTGGGCAACTTTGAAAGGAGCGACATGATCCCCCTATTTGGCAACGCCACCGTCCTATGGACTGAACGCGAAATCGAAGAGCGAGACGCCCTAATCCGGCTGATTGCCACGATTGTCCGGGACGCCTGGCAGGCCCTCAACCCTGCCGTGACCATGCTCCGGGTCGAGACGCCCATCTTGACCCCTGCCGAGCATCTTGGCGGGCACATAGCCGCCGGGTTTGAGCTTCTCGGCACCGAGCGCGGCTACTTGAGGCCTGAGACCACGGCGGGCACCTTTGCGGCGCTTGGCGCCATGTTCCCCCAGCAAGCGCAGCGCATGAAGCGCCTACCGCTTTGCCTCTGGCAAGCGGGCAAGTCTTTCCGGGACGAAGCGCACGGCGAAACCATGCGCGCGACCAAGCTGCGCTTGCGGGAGTTTTGGCAGCAGGAATTTCAGCTATTCTGCCGGCCTGACACCAAGGCGGATTACATCGGCGCGGCGCTGGAAGCCCTGACAGCGCGCTTCGGTGGCGAGGCTGCCCCAGCTGATGAATTGCCCCACTACAGCCGCCGCACGGTGGATTGGCACATGCGCGGCCTGGAGGTTGCGGGATGCTCCGAGCGCACCGATTGGCCGGAAGGCGTGGTGTTTGAGGTGGCGATTGGCTTGGACAGGCTGGTCGCGCTGAAGGGGGCTTGACAAGCGCCTGAATTATTTGTAGGGGGGCTTTATCATTGACTTTTTGCGCCCGGAGCCTAGCAAGGCTGCCGGGCTTTTTCATGGAGAAACACGATGGGCACGAAAAAGAAGGGCGGCAAGAAGTACTGATGGGCGGTCGCACGAGCGCGACCCGGCCCAAGGGCAACGGTCCCGGCTATGGCGGGCCTGCCAAGGGCGTCAGGCGTGGCGATGGGCGCGAGGCCTTCACGCCAGAGGCGCAGCCGTCACCGGACGCCAAGCGCGCCGGGCACGAGGTCGCGGCAGAGATACGAGCGCGGATTGCAGCGCATAAGGACGCTATCCTTGACGCGCAACTGGCGCGGGCGACTGACGAAACAAATCCTTCCGGCCATGCGGCGGCGGTGGACTTGCTGAACCGGATTATGCCGCCCGAGAGCAAACAAACCGTTTCCGGCGATGCTGACGCGCCGCTGGCCTTCACCATCGTTACCGGAGTGCCCCGCGCGGAGGATTAACCATGTCGCGCGTGATTGACCTAGGTTATCGGGCGCGGGACCAATTCGCGCCATTCCATCGGCGCCGGGAACGCTGGTCTTGCCTTGTGGCGCATCGGCGCGCCGGCAAGACGGTGGCCTGTGTGGCGGACTTGGTTGACGCGGCCTTGCGCTGTACCAAGCCTAACCCGCGCTTTGCCTATGTGGCGCCGTTATATGTCCAGGCAAAGGACATCGCCTGGGGTTATGTGAAGCAGTTCACGCGGGCGATACCGGGCGCGGCTTGGCATGAAAGCGAGTTGCGGTGCGACCTGCCGAAGGGGGCGCGCATTCGGCTTTATGGGGCCGAAAATTACGAACGGTTGCGCGGCCTGTATTTCGATGGTGTGGTGCTGGATGAATATGCGGACATGCCCCCGGCCATCTTGCCGGAGGTGATTCGCCCTGCGCTTGCTGATCGGGAAGGCTGGGCGACGTTCATCGGGACGCCCAAAGGCCGCAATGCTTTTTGGGAGATATGGGAGGGCGCATCATCGCCCGACTGGTTTCGGGCCATGCTACGGGCTTCCGAGACGGGCCTAATCGCCCCGGGTGAATTGGAAGCCGCTCGGGCGGTAATGACGCCAGAGCAATATGCCCAGGAATGGGAATGCAGCTTTGATGCGGCGATTATCGGCGCGTATTACGGGCGAGAGATTGCCCAGGCTGAGGAAGCCGGGCGTATCTGTCATGTGCCGGCTGATCCGGCCCTGCGGGTGCATACGGCCTGGGATTTGGGCGTTGGCGATAGCACGGCCATATGGTTCTTTCAGGTGGCGGCTAATCAAATCCGGGTAATTGATCACTATGAAGCCAATGGCCACGGCCTGCCCCATTATGCGGCGGTGCTGAATGCCAAGGGCTATCAATACGGGCACGATTACCTACCGCATGACGCCAAGGCGCGGGACTTGGGCACGGGCCGGACGCGCATTGAGACCTTCCGGGACTTGACCGGGCGAGTGCCGCGCGTGTTGCGGCCTGGCAAGGTCATGGACGGGATCAACGCGGCGCGCGTGACCATGGCGCGGTGCTGGTTTGATGAAAGCAAGTGCCGCGAGGGCTTGGAGGCATTGCGCCAATACCGGGCCGATTATGACGAGAAGAAGCGCGTGTTTCGGGATGAGCCGCGCCACGATTGGACAAGTCACACGGCGGACGCCTTTCGTTATATGGCGATGGCATGGCGTGAATTGCGCCCTGAAAAGCCGCCCGAACAACCGCGCTTTGCCATCCAGGCGGCGCCGGGCGGGATGTCAATTAACCTTGGCGAGTTGGCGCGGCGGCACTTGCAGCGGCGCGCGGCCATGAGAGGGGAATACGAATGAGCGAAACTTTTCCAGCAAGCGGCGCGGCAGCCGTGACGGCCAGCGACACGACGGAGCTTGGCCCGTGCCGCGCGTTGTATGTCG